AACTATTTTGCCACAGAGTTTCATGTACACATGTTTATGAAACAACTACTGAACGATGGTTATACTGTCGAAAATCCATGGTGGCATGAAGATTGGCATGAACGTTACGACAGTGGCAAAATTGTCAAGACTGGTTGGCCTATGGAGTATATGAACAATGCTCTTGTAGAATATAAGAACATGCCCAAACGTGATCTTATCTTATTTCCACATCGTATTGCTCCAGAGAAACAAGTTGAAATCTTTCGAGACTTAAAAGAACATCTGCCACAGTATGAGTTTGTTGTTTGTCAAGACCAACAATTAACTAAGAACGAATATCACAACTTGTTAGGTGAAGCTAAAATTGTTTTTAGTGCTAGCCTACAAGAAACGTTAGGCATTGGTTGTTATGAAGGAGCAATACTGGATGCTATTCCAATGGTACCAGATCGGCTTTCATACAAAGAAATGTATCACGAAGGTTTTAAGTATCCTAGTACATGGTCAGAGAACTGGGACAGTTATCTTAGACATCGGCAAGAACTATGTCATCACATTATAGTTACTATGACACATTATGAAAAACGTATTCCACAATTACGCAAACAAACAGAAGACTTGTCTAAATATTTCTTTAGTGCAGAACGTCTGCTGGAGAATATTAAATGAGTGATTTTTTTCAATTACCAAAAATTGGTATTGTAGGACTAGGATTTGTTGGTCAAGCCATTAGAGAAAGTATCAGTGGCTTTAATGTAGTTACCGTTGATAAAGACCCTAGCAAGGGTGGTGATAAATTTGAAGATTTATTTACCTGCGAAGGAATTTTTATCTGTGTGCCTAGTCCACAAGCAGATGACGGTACTTGTGACACAACAATCTTAGAAGATGTCTTGGAAAAACTACAGGGATTTAAAGGTGTTATTATTAGTAAATGTACAGCACCGCCAGATGCTTATAAACGATTAAATGATCTTTATCCAAATCTTGTTCATGCTCCAGAATTTTTAACTGCTGCCAATGCCAAGCGTGATTATATAAATGGTAAATTTGCGTTTATTGGTGGCAATGTTCTTGCTTATCAACACGAAGCAGAACGCATGATTAGAATAACACAGCACAGTCTTCATAAAGTTATATATTGCACAATCAGCGAGGCTGCATTGGCCAAATACACTATCAATAGTTTCTTAGCCACTAAAGTAACTTTTATGAATGAAATTTACATGCTGGCACAAAATCTAGGACTCGACTATAACAAAGTTGCAGAAATGGTTGTTTGCGATGATCGTATAGGCAAGAGTCACATGCAGGTTCCTGGTACTGACGGAGTGTTTGGTTTTGGTGGAATGTGTTTTCCTAAAGACACAGCCGCACTGATCAAATTTGCAGAACAAGCAGGTGTACATGTTAATGTTGTTGATGCCGCAGTAAAGAAAAATACTTTACTTCGCTTGACAAAAACCTAAATAAATCATATAATAAACAAATGGCAATCCTCTGCCTTAACATCGGAGAATAATAAAAATGGTATATCAAAATGCGTACGAAAGTCACGACGAGGAACCTAGTGACAAAAAAGAATCAATTTTAGATATTGATGAAAAAGGCTACGAAGTAGGTTACTTAGGTAATGTTATTCGTGCAAAAATGAAACGTGATAAAAAACGTTTCTGGGCAGGCGACAACGTAAGTGAATATCTTATGCCTGGCGATAAAGAAATGCTAATTGACGATGCAACAGAAGCATTTGAAAGTGTATTAGATGCACTGTTGATTGATCGTGAGAATGATCCAAACAGCAAAGGCACAGCTCGACGCTTGGCCAAGATGTATTTCAACGAAATAATGGCAGGAAGATATGAACCAGCACCAGACGCAACAGCATTTCCAAATGATTCAGCAGACAGATACGAAGGTATGTTGGTTGTGCGTAGCGAACTACGTAGTATGTGCAGTCATCATCATCAACCTGTTAGTGGAGTGGCATACATTGGAATTATTGCGGCAGAAAAACTTATCGGCTTGTCCAAGTATACACGCATTGCCCAATGGTGTGCTCGTCGAGGAACATTACAGGAAGAATTGTGTATTGACATAACCAACGAGATTATGGCTGCAACCGGTAGCAAGGACGTAGGTGTGTACATTCAAGCAGTGCATGGATGTTGTGAGAATCGTGGCATTATGGCACATAGTAGTTTAACTCAAACTACTGTACTTAGAGGTGCATTCAAAGATGACCCTAACACTAAAAAAGAATTCATGGACAATGTTAAACTACAGCAAGAATTTGCACCTCGATGAAATACATCACTAACATTACAGAGGAGATTAAACTTCCCTGGGAGCCTGGGCTATTAGAATGGTTACAGGAACGTTATCCTGCTTCAAAATATCGTATAGTGGAAGAATATCAAGATGAAAAAATTTCTTAATTGGCTGGATAAATTAGGTCGTAAACGTATTGTTATGGATCGTATCAACAACGAACCATACTTAGAACGTTATTATCTTTTTCTAAAAGATCGTAAACGTTTTCCATTCAATGTGTTTCTACATAAGTTTCTTAAATCAGATCCAGATGATGTACATGATCATCCTTGGCCGTATGCTACTTTAATTTTAAAAGGCGGCTACTGGGAATGGATTCCTCATTTTGATAGCCATGGTAAAAAAGTTAATGAAACTGCCGAGTGGAGAGGTCCTGGTCATTTTCGTATTTGTAAAGAGAACAGCTATCATCGTATAGAAATCGATCCTGACATAGCATGTTGGACATTGTTTATGCCAGGACCACAACGCAGAGAATGGGGATTCCTTGTGAACAACAAATGGATTCATAACGAAACATACTTAACAGAAAGAGCAAAAAATGGATAATAAGGTAAACGAAATTCTTCATATTCTACAAGAAGAATGTGCAGAAGTTACACAGGCAATTAGTAAATGTTTTCGATTTGGATTGGATAATGCTAAACCTGGAAAGCCATTAACTAATGTAGAACATCTACAAGATGAAATTGGGGATTTACTTGCAATGGTAGATCTGCTAAAATATTATAATGTTGTCAGTGAAAAAGGCCTAAATACTGCCAAACAAGCAAAAATTGAAAAATTAAAAATGTGGTCTAACATTTACGAAGGTGGAACAGATGGTATTTAAAACAGTTTACACAGAAGTGGAAGTAGATGTAGATATTGGTGATTTTGATACTGATGATCTATTAGATGAATTAGAAGAACGTGGTGCATTACCCCCAGCAGGTGACATCAATGCTAAAGAAGTAGTTGAGCAGATGTACTACTTGTACCGTCAAGGACAAGATTGCACACATCTGTTAGATCGGCTGTTCTATTCTGTATTAGGAAAAATAGTATGAGCAAAATTAAAATAGCAGAATTATTTTATAGTATTCAAGGCGAAGGAAGGTATATGGGTGTACCTTCCGTGTTCTTACGCACCTTTGGATGTAATTTTAAATGTCAAGGTTTTGGCATGCCGCGGGGAGAATTAAGCAACGAAGCAGATGAGTTAGGTAGTCTTGCCCATATGTTTAACAAATACGAAGAACTCCCTTTAGTATCTACTGGCTGTGATAGTTATGCTAGTTGGCATCCAGACTTTAAAGACCTAAGTCCAATGCTTACTAGCGAAGCTATTGCAGAACGTATCATGGAGATACTGCCTCATGGGCATTGGCAAGATGAGCACTTGGTCATCACAGGTGGTGAGCCGCTACTAGGTTGGCAGCGTAGTTATCCAGAGTTATTAGATCATCCTAAAATGGCTGGATTGAAAGAAATTACGTTTGAAACAAATGGTACCCAAAAGCTAACAGAAGATTTTAAACATTATCTAGGCGAATGGACTGCCGAACAATGGGATAGAGAAATTACATTTTCAGTTAGTGCTAAACTTCCATGTAGCGGTGAGAAGTGGGAAGAAGCAATTCTCCCGGAAGTAGTATGCGAGTATGAAAAACGTGGTACAGCATATTTGAAGTTTGTTATTGCCACTGAACAAGACTTCGAAGATGCCCAACGTGCGACTGAAGAATATCGTGCGGCCGGATTTACAGGGCATGTTTATCTAATGCCAGTTGGTGGTGTTGAAAGTGTGTATGCACTAAACAATAAGAACGTGGCATTACTGGCTATGAAAAACGGGTTACGTTATAGTGACCGACTACAAGTGCCATTGTTTAAAAACGAGTGGGGTACTTAATGGAAACCAAAATTAGAACTGTGACAAGAATGGTCACATATAGAATAACTGCATGGTTGTTTACTATATTTTGGACTTGGTTGTTTACTAGTGACATAGCATCAGCCACAGGATTTGCTACTGCCTTGCACATCATGCTCAGTATAGATTACTACATCCACGAACGTATTTGGCTCAAAATTAAATGGGGTAAAGTTGATGCGTAATGTTAACTATTATTATAGTAATGATAGATACGCATCTTCTTTAACTTTAAGATTTAAAGGAATTTATGCGTCTTTGCGTAGAGACAAAGTAGCAAAGACTTGGCATTTTCACATTAAGCGAATAACTGATTTAGATATACTAGGTCTATACCACGAAGTAAATTGGAAAATTAAATGATTAGAAATTTTATTAAAAAATTAATCGGTTTGGATAAAATCGAAGCCGAAGTTGCCGAAGCTACAAAAAGAAAAGTCGAAGCTGAAATTGAAGCTACAGCTGCCGTAGAGGAAGCAAGACTTGCAAAACTATCTCCAAAAGAACGTGCTACTGAAGCTAAGGAGCCTTGGGTAGAAGTTTTAGACACTCATGTTAATAAAGAAAATGTTCGTAACGGATTCTTTGAACTTGACTGGAATGAATATTTTGTGTTACAATTACGTAGCAATGGTTATCAAGGTGATACTGACGAATCTATTGTTGATCAATGGTTCCAAGATCTTTGCAGAAATATCGGTGCCGAGGCTGGCGTTGATATGGAACGTAGAGGTAGTGGATTTGTTAACAGAGCGTTACGAGATGACGGCAAAACTGAGATCGGTTAATGACATATATTCTAGTAGATACTGCTAATACATTTTTTAGAGCACGGCATGTTACTCGTGGAGACCTTAACGACAAGGTTGGTATGAGTATACATGTCATTCTTAATTCAGTTCGCAAGGCATGGAAAGACTTTAACGGCAGTCACGTTATTTTCTGCTTAGAAGGTCGCAGTTGGCGAAAGGATCATTATGCTCCGTACAAGAGGAACCGCACCGACGCTCGGGCTCTGCAAAGCCCTCGCGAGGCTGAAGAAGATCGAGTGTTTTGGGAAACATTTGATAAGTTCAAAGATTTTGTTACAGAAAAAACAAACTGCACAGTACTACAAAATCCACAATTAGAAGCAGATGATTTAATTGCTGGATGGATACAGAGTCATCCAAATGACAATCATGTTATTATCAGCACTGATGGCGACTTTGCACAATTAGTTGCTCCTAATGTGAAGCAGTACAACGGTGTTATGGGAATCACAACTACTCATGAGGGATATTTTGATGACAAAGGCAAACCTGTCATTGATAAGAAAACTAAACAAGTCAAGCCCGCACCGGACCCACAATGGCTACTCTTTGAGAAGTGTATGCGTGGTGACACCTCAGACAACATCTTTAGTGCTTATCCGGGAGTACGTGAGAAAGGCACAAAGAATAAAATTGGTCTCCGTGAAGCGTTTGGAGACAGGGACAGTAAAGGATATTCTTGGAATAATATGATGCTTCAACGTTGGACCGACCACGAAGGTGTCGAACATCGTGTTAAAGATGATTATGAACGTAATCAACTACTGTGCGATCTTACTGCACAACCAGAAGAGATTCGGACTATTATTAAACAGACAATCGACACTGCAATTGCCAGTGAAAAGAATATACCACAAGTTGGTATTAGACTATTAAAATTTTGTGCGGCCTATGATCTTGTTAAGGTCAGTGAACAGGTACAAAGCTACGCCGATCCGCTTAATGCGAGATATGTATTATGAATTGTCGATTTGATGATACATGTCCAAATAAAACAGATAATTGCAAGGAGCATATTATGACTACTGTTGCTAAAGTTTTGATTCCAAATAAAAGTTGGTTGTTAGAAGACAACGGTTTAAAAATTGGAACACTAAGTAAAGAACGAAGCTCGTATTCTATTATTAAAAATGGGCAAAAAATTCCAGTCGGTACAGCTAAAGATGTTAAAGAAAAATTAGGAATTACTTTTAACGATTCAACTGTTAAATCTGAAAAAGTAGTAACTAAAGAATATAGTGTTTATGACTTTCCATGCGGATCTAAACCCTACGGATCAGTTTATAATATTCGAAAAAAACTTCCTATCTATGCCAAAAGTTCAAAAAGCAAAAGCCAATATTGTGCAGGTTTTTATGTGATTAAATTCCGCAAGGGTTGGGTTAAAAGTTTCTGTCCTAAACTAATTACATTAGAACGTTATCCATTTCACGGACCTTTTAAAAGTGAGAGCGAAATGAAACAAATGCTTACTGTACTAGGTAGAAAAGATAATGAAACAAATTAACACATTACCAATCGAAATGTATCTAGAAAAGGCTCGAATTGCAAATAAATCTGGCCAGAAAACTCTAGTTCTTGACATTAAAGATGCCGTGGCTCTTTCAGATAGCCTAGCGGTAGTAATGACTAGATTGACTGGACAGTTAGAAGAACTTATAGCACAGTCGCAACGAACACAGCCTCAAGAAGAAGTTATCCAAGTCAGTATGGACGGAGGCGGATTTCGGTAATTTTTAAATAAATAAATGCGTATATTTCTGGAACATACGCATTATGAGTCGACCAAAACCAAACATATTATTAGAAGTAACGAATAAGAAAAATTACAAGACAGAGCAGGTTTTGGAAGCAGATGCCATTTGGGCAGTTTTTTATAAAGATAAGCCTGTTAATCTCAAAACCACTAGTATTGTGGCTCAGGATCTTGGACCAAAATATAAAAAAGTTAGTTTTTCAAACGCAGGACATGCTTTTAATCTTGCAGAAAAATTAAACAAACTTTTTAACTGTGAAGATTTTTCTGTATATAAATTAACCACAGGTCAAAAACTTAACAATGAATCAGAAGGATGAAATCACCAAATATGTAATGACCCATTTGGGTTTGCCTATTGATGATACAACTTTTAAACGAGCTACATTTGCCTGGTGGCAAAATCCAAGAAAAAGATCAAGTGGTGGATTTCGACTATCCGATAAAGGATATGAATTCCTAAAAAGAGCAGACATCAAAGACTACGAAATTAAATTACCAAAAGACACAGAATTTACTAGCCAATTAATAGTTTGGTTAGACAAGTTTATTGATTGCCCATTTTACATTACTAAAAAATCCATTTTTGTCTTTGGAGAAAGAATGGCTGTGCAATTAATCCTATTTTCCGGAGACCTTAAAAAATACGGATGGAGTAGGGCAAGAAGTGTTGCAAAATCACAACTTGACGAGACCTAAGAAAGAAAGTATAATTTATGCATACGTTACAAAAAACGTATCAAAATTCAACTCAACAAAGGTTTTAAAATGGCAGAAAAAATCAGCGGTAATCGCACTGTTACTCCTAATGAAGCTAAAAAAAGCATTCGTAAATGTGTAAAAATTAAACGCCCTGTATTCTTGTGGGGCCCTCCAGGTATTGGCAAATCCGATATCGTTAAACAAATTGGTAACGAACAAGATCGCGAAGTTATTGATGTTCGCTTGTCACTTTGGGAACCTACTGATATTAAAGGTATTCCATATTTTGATTCAAATGCAAACACCATGACTTGGGCACCTCCTGCAGAGCTGCCTACGGATCCAGAGTCTACTGCTATCCTGTTCTTGGATGAATTGAACAGTGCGGCTCCTGCTACGCAGGCAGCGGCTTTCCAATTAGTTTTGAATCGCCGTGTTGGTACTTACGTACTACCAAAAGGTGTTAGTATTATCGCCGCAGGTAACCGTGAAACTGACAAGGGCGTTACTTATCGTATGCCTGCTCCGTTGGCTAACCGTTTCCTCCATTTGGAATTGCGTACTGACTTTGAAGACTGGTTGATGTGGGCTACTAAAAACAAGTTGCACGAACAGGTTGTCGGTTATTGTTCTTTTGCCAAACAAGATCTGTACGACTTTGATCCAAAGAGTGCAAGTAAGGCATTTGCTACTCCACGCTCTTGGTCATTTGTGTCCGAATTGCTCATGGATGATGACTTAGATGAAG